ATAAAATGGCAACGCATGTTAGCTTGAAGCTGATGCGTTTAGCCCAGGCGAAAGTCGATGACGAAGAGGGAAATTAAAAAGTTACCTAGATTTAGTCTTAGAACGAGCGGCTTATCTAGGTGATTCAGCCGAGCATGGCATTCAGGAAGGCGACAGATACCAAGCGGTTTGGTGTTGCAAATCTGCTGAGAATGTCTGGCAAGATGACGAAGAGCCGCCTTGTTCAGTTTGTCCAAACAACTTGACGCTGACCGAGCGTAACTTGGCAGCGGTTCAAGCGTTCAGAGACTTGGACACAACCGGACGAGACTTGGGTTTTGATATTGGTTTTCTGCGCGAAGAAGCAATTGATTGCTACTTAAGAAGAAACCAGACCAACACACCAGAAGTCTATTCGGCACTAGTGACGATTGACAGAGAAGTCACTAGCCACAGAAAGCAAGAGAACGAGCGCAAACGAGACTTGCAGAAGAAAAAGTCCGCAACCGCTCGACCTACCCCAAAGCCTAGAAGAAAACGATAATGGCAAACGCAGCCTCTACCATTGAAATTGAATTAGAGATTCGTGACGCCATTAACCGTTTGGGCAAGCTTGAAGGCGAACTCAAAAAGTCTTCGAGTGCAATGGACCGAGTGGCGAACTCAACCAGAAAAATGGAGTCCGCTTTTAAGTCTGCCAGGAATGCTGCTTCTGCTTTGGTTGCTGCGATTAGTGTTCAGCAAATCGCACAAGCCGCTGACACTTTCACAAATTTCGCCAATCAAATCCGCATTGCAACCAACTCAGCCGCAGAAGCCGCAGCGGTTCAGAAAGAGTTGTACCGAGTTTCACAGACCACCGGAACCGCAATTGAGGACACCACCAAGCTTTACGCTCGCCTTCGTGTTGCTGCTGACCAGTTAGGCTCATCCCAAGCCGAAACCATCCGCATTACTGAAATTGTTGCCAAGTCTTTAGCCGCAGCCGGAACGAGTAGCACTGAGGCTTCTGGGGCATTGCTGCAACTCGCGCAAGCCTTGAACTCGCCAAAGGTTCAGGCGGAAGAGTTCAATTCGTTGATTGACGGAATGCCCAATCTGCTCAAAGAAGTTGAAAAGCAACTTGGACTCACGGCTGGAAGTCTGAAGAAGTTTGTGACCGATGGCAACCTGACGAATCAGTTATTTAAAGACGCAATCCTTGGGTCTGCTGAAGCCATTAACGAACAGTTTGGCGCAGCTCAGGACACGATTGGAACAGCCACTCAAAGAATCAACAACAGCCTAACGATGCTCATTGGGAAATTTGAGCAATCAACCGGAATCTTCAACAAGACGGCAAACGCACTCACCAAACTAGCCACAGAATTCGACAAGGCAGACAACATTGTTCGTCAGTTTTCAGAAGTAGTGGTAATGCTGGGAGTTTACTTTGACAAGCTCAAGCAGCTAGCACTTGCCTTGACCAAACCTCTACGAGATGCCTTTTCTGTTTTTTCTGGAGGAACGTCAAATCCAATCGCCAAAACCATCAACTACATTCAATATTCGCTTTCTTTGCTGACGGTTGCCGTTGATTATCAAACGCAGAATTTGGCAATTCGGTTGGAACGATTGGCTTATCAGATTCGAGATTTTTTCATCGGCATGGTTGCCAACCTTCTGAGCTTCTTTGAATCGGTTGATAACTTTTTCATCAATCAAATCAACAAGGTTATTGGCTATTACAACAGTGCCGCAGACTCAATTGGGATGGACGGAGACGTTGCGCCAATTGCAACCTCAACAAGTGCAAGAGAATCAGAATTAAAATTTGAGAGAGATTCGGCAGAATTTTTAGCAGACAGCTACCGAAGACAGGCTGACTTACTACGACAAGCAGAAGAAGCTTATGCTGCCGTCAATGCAGAGTTCAATCAATACACACAACAGATTGATTCTGGGACACTAATCAAGACTGAAGAGCAACTGGGCAATGTAAACCTTGAAGCTGCAAATGCCGCCTCATCAGTTGAGAAGCTGAAAGAAAAAATCGAAGAAGTCAAAGAGATTGAATACACCGATTTCACAGGCCAGATTTCAGAAGCGCAACAAGAAGAGTTCACCAGACAACTGGAAGAACAATTCCGAATCAGAACAGAACTTGGACAACTGACCGAAGACCAACAGAACCGATTCACGCAAGGCTTAGAAGAAGAATTTGAGCGAGTCACTGAAATCAACGCCTTGACTCAGCAAAAGAATGACCTCTACGAAGCAAGCCTTTTCCCAAAAGCCAGAGAACTAACTTACCTTGAGGAAGCAACCGAACAACTAAGAACTCAGCTTTTACTTCAGGGACAACTGAACGAAGAAGCAGAAAGAACCGCAGGAGCAATTGTTTCAGGCATTTCTGGCGCAGGACCAAACGCTAGTCGAGCGATCAACATTGCTCAATCGAAATCACCAGAAGAAGCCGCTGCCAAACTAATCTTGAGCAACGAAAAGGTTGCCAAAGCCATCGACTCAAGCTTTGAACTTCTGTTTGAGGTGCTTGACCCATTCATTGATTTACTTGGCGATTTAATCAGTGCCATTAATCGCTTGATTGGAGCATTGATTGAGAACGCAACAAATGCCGCAGAAGGCTTGCTTGACACGGTTGGACTTGGCCCAAATGGTTATATTTTTGGAGGTGGACTTGCCAGAGACTTAGAAGCTGCTTTCAGCAGCTCAAGACCTGGAGGACCAACCAATCAGCAAAAAGCATTTGCTCAAGCCGATTTGATTTTTGAAAACATTGCAGACGCTCCGTCAACGAGGGATCAACTGCAACCAAAGATTGACGAACTAGCTGACTTGATTCCAGATTTGGGACTGACCGAAGTTATCAACCGAATAACGCAAAACACTGAAGAGGCAGTTGCTAGCCTGGAAGCTGTGCAAGAAATCAATTTCAAAACACTAGCAGCAGCTTCATCTGCTCCTTATCTTATGAATCAAATAGGTAAGGAAATAAAAAAAGTAAATCAGAAGATTGCTGAGACAGAAGAGAAATCAAAGATTGTTATTCAAGGATTAATTGAAGCCTATATTCAGGAACCACTGAACGCCTTGGATGATTTGACCCAATCCGCACAAGACCAGATTGACGCCATTGATTTTCAGAACATGAGCATTGAAGAGCAGATTGAGTTTCGATACCAAGAGTCAATTGCGACGATTGAACAGCAAAAAGCCTTGGCGGACTTAATAGATGATGAGGATTTAAGGACTCAGTTGTTGAATGCCGCAAACAAAGCAGAAGCGAAAACGATTGAACTGAAAAACAAGCAATTAGACCAACTCGAAAGAGAACAGCAACTTCTGGCACTGCAAAACGTCGAAACAGGTTTGCAAGCCTTACTGTCAGATTTTGAGCGCACGATTGAAAAGATTGATGAGTTGGTTCAAGGACTCTTTGACCAAGTCCAAGAATTGCTCTTTTCGGACTTTTCTCCACTGGGACCACAAGAACAATTCGCTCAAGCTCAAAGCACTTACGAAAGCCTACTAGAAAATGCCTTTGATGCTGATGCAACTGAGGAAGACATTAAACTTCTGCAAGCCTTTGTCAATGAATACCTCACCGCAGCCAGGAACGTTTTTAAGTCCTCAACAGCCTTTACAACCATTTTCGAAGGTGTGCTTGGTGATTTAACGGGACTTGGACTGCAAACGTCTGTCAATGCTCCGATTCAAGCAAGCAGTAATTTATCCAGTGATTTGGAAGAAATCCTCTCCGTCTTGGATGAAGACTTTGCGGAAGTCGTCAACACTCTGATTGCTAGCATTGACTCCGCAGCACTAGCTTTTGCTCAACAGCAAATTGAATACATCACAGAAGTTGCTCAGATTCCTTTAACGCTTAGTGGTGATGATATTGTTATTGATACTTCTGGAATCAGTGAAACGGTTGAACTGACAAGCGACAACTTCAGCTTGGACTCAACCAATCTTGACCTCTCGCTGGTAATGTCCACCAGTATGTTCACGGTGGACACTTCTGGGCTGAACTTAGGAACAATCACACCTATTGCAACAGCCGGAACGCCAAACTTGGGAACCATTACCCCAACCGTTAGCCTGAATACTTCTTCTGTGACATCAGCTTTTTCCACGCTGACCACAAACGTAAATAATGCAATCAGCAGTTTTGTTTCTGGACTAAGTGAAACCTACGCAAAGCTTGGAATCATAAATATTGGGGGAACAGGTAGTTTTGTTAGCGATGCCACTACATTTTCTGGGAACCAATACAGTGCTGGAGATTATGGTGCTTCTGTTAAATCGGGGTCTAATACTTCTTTTGCTGACCTAACTGCTACTTATTTACAGTCAGGCGAAGAAGTCTATCCTTACGGCATTTATTTTAGATATTCAGGCAATTCTTACGCTTATTATTACGAAACACTGAGCGATGCAAACCAAGTTTATAATTCTTATAAAGATATTTTCAATCCTACAAAATACGGCTTCCGGCAAGGCGGATTAGTCCCAGACCCAATGGACACCATTCCAGCCATGTTGAGTCCTGGCGAATATATCCTATCCCCAGAAACCGTTAGACGTTATGGAGTCAGCAATCTGAACCGTCTCAACTCTGGCGATTCAGCCGCAATCAACGCAACCTCAGACCCAGAGGTCAAACGCTTACTGGCTGAATTGATTGTGGCAGTGCGAGAAAACGAGACAGAAGTCAACGTCTACACCGATATGGCAGGCCAGACAAAAGCAGGCATTGAAGAATTCAGAAGCGAGCTGAGAGAAAGAACCAGAAGGCAAGGCGAGCAGTATGTCCCAGCAAGGTATATCTGATGAGCCAGTTACTCGCTGAAATCACTGTAGCAGAAACGGTTTACCGAGGTTCAAAGCTTGGCCTGGCTGGCGAGTATTTTTGGCAACCGTTCATCAAGAGAATGCCTTCACTCGAACTTGGACAGGTAGAAGATTCAGGAAAGATTGGGGTGAAGTTCGGCAACCTAACCTTGCACAACGATTTCCTGAATGCGGAAGCACCTTTTGCTTTGCAACGCTATGAAGACCTTGTGCGACTTCCCCAGTTGTACCCATGCACCATCAAATGGGGTGAGGCTGGAAGAGACTTGTTTTCTGGTCAAATCTTTTTGCAGGCGATCAGCGAAACAGAACTGACCTTTGCCTTGACTGACACCGAATATTCACTGGGTGCAAGGCCATTCACACTTACCGAATCCTTTGCGTTTGTCGAAGGTGTGAGTGTGCCAGGCGGAGGGCAACCTGTGAGCATTACCGCAAATTCTCATGGGTTTGCGACAGGGCAACAGGTGATTTTTGAAAAGATGGATACCTACGGTGGAAACCTAGAATACTCAGGCGTGAGCGATGACAACTATTATTACATTGTCCGAACCTCTGCCAACACCTTCACTTTACAAGATAAGGATTTTATCCCAGTAACGGCAGGTGTGGGTACTGCCGGAAGTTTCGTCAGTGACGGAGACACGCATCGAGTTGGAATTCCTTTGAGGCTTCCGTTTTCTTGGGGAATCGTGAACGAACAAACGCCAGTAATCAAGAAGCGAGATGATGAAGTGGCAAATCCAAATCTGGAACTCGCCAGCAGCAGTGACCCGATTGAAATTAGAGAGGACGGAGTCCTGATCTATTCGACAGATTCCGGCTCAACAGAGTATTGGAATGCGAGCGGCAATTCTGGAATTGCTCCAACAACGTCAACCATCAAGCTCAATGCTGCAACGGTTGGCGGAGTCCTAAGCATTTCTGGAGTATCGACCAGAGGGACAACACTTGCGCAGTTTTTCAGCTACACTGCTTCTCAACTAGGACTCTCTCTGGATGTGAGCCTGCAATGAGCTTAATTTCTGGAAAGGCTTTTTTAGTCGATGAAACGATTAGCGACACAAGAGTAGAGGACTCACCTGTGGAGATTCGCAATTCTGTGACGATTACCGTCAACGGAACCGGAACGCTGATTGTGCGCTCGCTTGACGTGGCAACCACTGCCTCTGATATTGAAATTTACAGTCCATAATGGCGCAGGCATCTTCACGCTCCGAACCGTTGCTTGATTTTGCAACTGATGTTGCCAAAGCCGCAAACATGCTGCTTCAGATCGACGGTAGCACATTGCGAGTGATTAACCGGATTCAAACCGGAGCAGTTTATCAGACGGTCAGGAATCCAGAGTTGTTGGGGTTGAGTGTCAATCCAGCTTACCCAATCAAGAAGGTGTATTCTGAATTTGAATACAATACGCCTTACCCTGACTCTGTAACGCTAGCGACTGAGCGGAAGGTGGTTCAGGTTGATAATTTGAGTTATGGGGAAGAACAAAAATATGAAGCACTTTCGACAAGTGAAGAAAAGGTACTGCAATTTCTCAGAGCAATCTTGATTTCAGAAGCCTCACCAATCTGCACAGCTAGAGTTTTTGGAATTCAAAACGATTGGCTCTTAGGCTACCGAATCCTTTGTGTGGACGAACGTCAAAGCTTGCAGGCCACCATTACAATCACCTCAATCATTTACTCATTTGACAGTGAAGAAACGATAATCAGCGGACCAACTGACTTGGACTTTGTAAGAGCTGCATGAAAATTATCTACACCAATGCAATCACAGGCATCAGCAGTTCAGCCAGTCACTTATCAGCAGATTATGCGATTGCCAAAACTGAGAACAATTATCCCAAGCAGCCATACATTGCGAACGCAACAAGTGGGACGATTACCGTTACCTGTCCAGGTGCTGAAGCGATTTTCTTCAGTTATCTTGCGGAAGCTGTGACTGTAACATTCAAGGATTCTGGAGCCTCTACGCTTTCAACTGAGACTTATTCCAATAGCTACACACTGAGCGAATACTATCTGTTAAACGAAAAGACACACTGGAATGATTCGGTATTTGTAGCTTGTCCAGCGACGACCAACACGGTTGAGATTGCCTTGTCAAATTCAACTGATGTCAAAGGAACTTTGGACGGTTGGGTCACAGGATCTTCAGGCCAGTTGGGAAGACTTCAGGCCAGCAGTACAAATATTTATCTGGAAGAATATCCACAAATTAAACTTGGGGCGTTTGTCAATTCGGCACAAATCAACCGAATCACGGGAGACGGGACCGGAACAACAGATTTGCAACTAACCACAGGCGGAGATTCCAGTTTTAGCGTCACTTCAATGACGCTGCCTGTTGTTGTGAACACCATTCGAGCTGGGAAAGTGCTGGAAACTTATAATCCAAACGTGGGTATGTCGATCAGCAGAGACTCGCTAGGAATCAAACAAGAACGTGATTCAGGTTTGGTCTACCGTTTGGGCGAGATTCGCAGACGATTCACTGGTTCGGTTCAGGTCTTAGAATCAGAGAGAGACACCGCAACCAAGGTGTTTTCTGGCTTACGAATGCAACCTGTTGCTGCTGAGATTCTGGGCTATCAAACCAACACCGCAGTTTTTGGTAGCTTCTTTGAGCCTGCTTCCATTGCCTACAGTTACCAAGGAAGTCAGCTTTATGATTACAACTTTGAATTTATTGAACTGATATGAGCCTTCTAAAAGTCAATGAGCTTCAGGTTTTTAATGGCTCGACGATTACACTGACGGCAACAACGGTTGCGACATCCAGTGTTTTTAATACGGGTGGACAACTGAATGTTACTGGTGCAATCACGGTCACGGATGCCAGCACCACCAGAACAAACTTGGGTCTTGGCACAATCGCAACGCAAGCGGCTGATTCGGTAAATATTGACGGAGGCGCGATTGACGCTGTGACGATTGGGACAAATTCAGCCGTCACTGATTTGCGAGTCGATAATCTACAACTCGACGGCAACACGATCAGCAGCACAAATACAGACGGAAATATTACGCTGGACCCAAACGGCACGGGTAACGTTTCAATTGGAAATTTTTCCTTTGACGCAGACCAAACCGTTGGCGCAGGTCAGGACAATTATGTTTTAACCTATGATGACGCTACTGGACTGATCAGCTTGGAAGCTTCTGCTGGTGGAGGTGGTGGCTCTGGAAGTAGCTATATCGAACACAGCGACACAGTTTCAGACTCTTTGGCGATCAGCAGTGGAACCAATCGTATGTATGTTGGCAACACAACCTTTACGGGTAGCGGAACGATGGCAGGTTATTTAGTGGTCAGTCACGGTTTTGCAAATTTTACTGGGACGGTTAATGTCGATACATCAGGCACTCTTAAAGTGGTGAGTTAAATATGGCAGGTGAAATTCAACTAAACAGTGTGACTTTAGCCACTGAATCCGGTGGTCTAATCAGCTTTGGGGGTTCGGTTCAGGCCGTTCCGCCTACAATCCCCAACTGGTATTTAGCCGAGCAGCAAATCACAGGTGGAAATGATGTCAGTGCTGGATTTTATGCTGGTTCTGCTACAGCTTCAGAAAGGCGGACAGTAAATATTCCGGCTGTGCAACTACAAATCAACGCCACTGTTTACACACTTTCGACTGCTACCACACTGGACGCAGACACAACAGGTTCTTGGGCGAGTAATGAAACCTCCAAAGCAACAGCAGCAAACCGCAATGGAGAGGATGTCTATATTTATGCGGTAGAACCTAGTTCGGGAACCACTCCAAATTTCTGCTTAAGCTCCAATTCTACCTATCCTGATGGAACGGTTGGAGGTGTGACAGCCAGTGCCACAAACTCTCGCAAGATTGGCGGATTCCACTGTCTGTGTGTTGATGTTGGGACAATTAGTGGGCACTCCCTAACAGGTTACCTCGATGGGGATATTCTGCCTCGAAGTGTCTGGACACAAGCGCAACATCGTCCAACTTCAAGTCCAGAAGGAATGGTTTATGTGGGTAATAAACTTTGGGCGGATATTTACTTAGCCAGTAATACCACAACGCTGGAATCCAGTTACGGTGGAACCATCGTTGATGGGGCAAGCAACCCCGATTATCACTGGTATAATTTTGTAGAGAGATTTGCGGAAATCGACAAAAGACTCCCCACACAAGCCGAGTTTATGGCTCTAGCTATTGGCAGCAATGAAGAAACCAATATCAGTGGATCAGCAGACCCTGGAACGACTGGAGGCCACAGTGACACAGCTAGTCGCAGAATGATCTCAAATGTCGGGTGTGAAGACTGTGCAGGCGCATTGTGGCAATGGGCCAATGAAACCGGATCTGACGGTGGTGCAGCTAGTTGGGCAGTTCAAGACACCGCCTCCGACGGAACGACATACGATGGAGCTAATTCTATCGGTCGGGGTCAAGGATACTCAGTTCCAAATCGCGGGCTCGTGGGCGGCGATTTTAACGATGGCGCGAAGTGCGGGTCGCGCGGTGTCGGTTGGTATTATTCACCTTTGATTCTCGACGGCAACGTCGGGTCGCGCGGAGTTAGTGGGAGTCTGTACTAATTTTAAAAGTCCCTCTGGGAGGGTGAGGCAGTACCGTTGTTACAGCACGGGATCGTGGGCAGCAATTGGAACAATGGCACGAAATCCAGGTCACGCAGTGTCAATTGGAATAATTCACCTTTGAATCTCAACGACAACATCGGGTCACGCAGAGACAGTGAGAGGGCCACAACACCACTGGCTGGCTGGCTCACCTTGGCTTTTGCCAAAATACACAACGGTGGGAGAGGTGTTTGGTAGTGAGAGCGAAGGACATCTCTCTAGAAAATGAAACGTCACGGGAATCTTTTTGAGCAGATTGTGTCTGCTGACAATTTAAATCTTGCCTATCGCAACGCAAGAAAAGGTAAGTCTTGGCAGCGAGTAGTCCAAGAATTTGACAATCGTAGCGAAGTAGGATTGGCGGAAATCCGCAAGCAATTAGTAGATGGTAAGTACCAGACCAGCCAATACCGTATAAAAGAGATTCTAAAACCAAAACGCAGAATAATTTATGTGCTTCCATTTGCTCCTGAAAGAATCGTCCAACACGCTATTATCCAGATCCTTGAGCCAATCTGGGACAGGGTTTTATTAGCGCAAAGTTTTGCTTGTCGTAAACAATTAGGACTTCACCGAGCCAGCAACTATGCTCAGAGCTGTGTGCAAAAATATAAATACTGTTTGCAAATGGATATTCGGAAGTTTTATCCGAGTGTTGACCATCAGATTTTATTTTCTGTTGTTCAGCAAAAGATAAAATGCAAACGCACTTTAATGCTAATTAAAGAAATCATCAGTAGTGCCGAAGGCTGCCCAATAGGGAATTACACAAGCCAATGGTTTGGCAATTTATACTTAAATGAATTAGACCAATACTTAAAACACAAATATAGAATCAAAGGATATTGCCGTTACGTTGATGATTTTTTAATATTTGGCGATAGCAAGGAATGGCTGCAATTTGTTCGTGTAAATATTGTAGATTTTTTAAAGAGATCATTAAAACTAGAAATTAGCAGGTGGTCGCTAAAGCCTGTCGAGACAGGCGTTGATTTTGTTGGTTATCGCCATTTCCCTACAAAGAAACTGTTACGAAAATCAACAGCAAAACAAATGATTCAAAGGATCAGTGAGCTCAAAAAGAACTGGCCTGCTTGTAGCAGCATTCGATTTCGTTCAACACTAGCATCGTATGAAGGTTGGGCAAGTTGGGCGAACACTTATCATTTATTGCAAACCCTAGAAATCACTAAACTAAAGGAGATTATCGGTATGCGAGGGATTCCAAAGCATTTAAATACCAGATTTGATTACGAATACATTAAAAATCAAAACCTGTCAGGCTGGCAACAGCAGTACCAAGCGTTACTAGATAACAGGCTAAACTGGTTCAGAACAGGAGACTTAGCGCCAGAAGATGCAGGGATTACAGATGCTACGCACCGAGTCAGAACCGAAACGGATTTGGATGGTGTGACCATAAAATATCAGCAAGAACTGCAAGAAGATCCAAACTGCAAACTATTCCGTTTAGGTTTTACGCAAGCTGAAGTCGAGTCAGCTTTAACCATTTAATAAGGCCGAGCAATGCCAGAAGCACCACTAGAAATGATAAACACCATTGGCATCAATGCGTTTACTCTGTTGAGTTGCTTTTGGTATATCCGATTTTTAAATCAATCCTTTAATGATGAGCGTGTGAAAGCACAAGAAGAGCGAGACAAAATCAGAGCCGAAGCCGCAGAGGAAAGAAAACGATTTGATGAGAAGGATACAGCAGCGGATATAAGAATTCTGGAATTACAGAAATCTAGTTATCAAAGCCTCATGACCATCATGCAGGAAACCGCAAAGGTTCTTCAAGACCTGCACACTTCAATAAATGAACTGAAGGTGTTACTGCACCAAGACAGAGCAAAATGAAACCGCTTCTCACAGGTTTGGCTTTGCTGCTCGCAACATCAGCATTTGCTCTTCCTGTTGAGTACAAAACACTTCACTTGGTTTCTTGGGCCTATCAGTGTTCCTTACGACTTGCTCCCACTTATCAAATGCAAGGAATGACGAGCAATCTAGCGATGCAATCGGCAATTCAGCTATGCAGTTGTGTGATTGACCACTATCGAGAAAACCATCGCTATGTAGATTTGCAACTTATGCCGTTACCTCAACGAGAAGCATTTGGTGAGATGTATTCGCAAGAGTGTATTGATTACCCAGAAAAGGAGACTTGATGCCAACCGTTGACCACTCCACTCATTTCAAGCGAAAAGAACTGCAATGTAGTTTTTCCGGTGAATGCCAAATGCAAGATTGGTTTATGGAAAAGCTGGAAGCCTTGCGGATGGATTACAACAGACCCATGAGGCTTTCTTCTGCTTTCAGGAGCATTGAACATCCGCGAGAACGAACTAAACCAGGAGGAAAAGGCGGACGGCATACCCAAGGCGTTGCGGTGGACTGTTTAGTCTATGGGGAAGATGCTTTGGACTTAATCAGCCTAGCCTTGAAACATGGATTCAATGGAATTGGCGTCAGTCAAAAAGGTGATTTCAACAGCCGATTTATTCATTTAGATATTCGGCAAGAATCTTCTCCAGCGATTTGGAGTTATTAAATGGAAGGATTTTTGGAGATTTTTAACCAGGCGGTTGATTCTGGCGGATTAGAATTGATTTTAGCGGCAACCGGAATGGGCGCGGCTGTTCCAGGCGTTTTATTGTATAAAAAAATGAGAAAAGCAAAAAAACTGAAGGAGCAACTGCTGGGCTAGTGGCGGTTTTCAAATATTGCCACTTACCGGAGGTGTCACAAATCGGCTGGAGGTGGCTCCCCAAGCTGGACTCGAACCAGCGACCCAATGATTAACAGTCACCTGAGTTTTTTCGGCTGTAGGCTAGACGAATGCTGGGCTTGCGGCTTTCGGTTTTTTTCTTTGAAACAGTGTTTTGTGGCGAGTTTCCTAACTTATTTACCAAGTCTACCTGCTGCAAGTGGTCACTATTTAAATAAGACATGGTTGTTTGAATCGACTGATGACGCAGAAGCTTTTGCACCTGAACCGGATTTGAAGACTCACCAGATAATAGTTCAGTCGCAACCGTAGAACGAAACGAGTGCAGCGGTTTCGCGTTTTCTATTCCTACCTTCTGCAAAGCCTTTCGCATACTCTTGGTCAAATCACCTAGCGAACTATAAAGAGGTTTACCTCTGCCATCATCCAGCACATAACGCTCGCCTTGAATATCCTGCGCCTGAATAAATTCTTTTAAATCTTCAGCAATGGGGAGGATTGCGTCTTTTCGACCTTTGACTTTCCAATCTCGCGTTGAGCGCAGTTCAATTCGGTCTGGGTAAACATTGTCCCAACGCAAGGCCAGAAGCTCACCACCACGCATTCCAGTATAGCGCAAAAACCACCAAGCCCGAAGCAGAACCAAGAACCGTCTTCGTTTGGTTTCGTTCCAACCTTGTTCTAGGTGTTGCCGCAAATCTTCTAGTTGTTGAGCAGAAAATATAGCAGGCAGCGGCTTGGACGAGCGAACGCTTTTGACTTTGATGGCTGCCGGAATCTGACCTTGTTCCCAAGACCAATTAAGAATCGCTCGGACTGCTCTGAGATAACTGTTGCAGCTGTGGTCATTCAGTCCAGCCTTACGAAGAGCCAAAACGAACTTGTCAGTCAACTGTGCGGAGTGCAGCCGAATCCGATAATCACCTACAATCTTTTGGTAACGACTAAGCTGCTGTCGATACTTAACAACCGTTCGCTCGTCACGATTCGCTTGAACATGCGCTAGGAACAAATCCAACAGTTCTGAAAAGAACAAACCTTGTTCATCAGTAAGCCTCTCGACTTCTCGACTCAGCTTTTCTTTCAGCTGCAGAAACCGCTCAACGAGCAGAGAGTTCAACTGGTCAGGCTCTAAGCCTTCAGCATCCACAAAACGAATCAGAACTCGACGGTATCTTTTCTTATCAATCCACAACTGACCAACATAGGCTTTTTGCCGTTGGTCATGGACGATTTCGTTTTTGTGGCTCAAATTTTATATTTGGTTATGTGAATATATGTGTGAATAAATTGGGGGGGGGGTAGCTTTTTTGTAACACAACGAACAAAAGAAGAGCAGGCTAGGATTTTACTTGTCTTCAAGCCTCAGATTTGGCTGATTGCCCAATTGTCCGGCTGATTGACCCATTCTGGTGCAATTGTCGGCTGGTATTTTTTTTTGTCTTCCTCAAGCCTCTCAATCGTTTTCTCTAGGCGTTCAATATATTTCTTTTGAATTGATATGACTTCGTCCTTTAAGCGTATGCTTTCTGGATTCATGGTCTGCGATGAATCGGCCTTCATTTCTTTACTCCTACCTTCAGAGTCCAAAAAAGAAGAATCAATTGATTTTTCAAGCAAAATTTTCTTAATTGCCTCAATTGGTATTGAATTCTTTCTGCGCCTTTCGGATAAGGCCGCTGCACTCATTCCCAGCATTTCAGCTAATTCTCTATCAAATCTTAGATTCAAAAGACTTTTAGCCTTTTCAATAATTTCAGAAGAATTCACCACGCACCTTTAAATTTTTCTTGATTTTATCAATTGATTAATTAAGAT